ATCACCGTGTTTCCCACATTGTAAACGCCATCCACAGTGTCTTTCATTCTCACATAGGTTACAGTTAATGTGCCCAGGATGCCTGCTGTGGTCATGGAATTGATAGTGGTGGTCACGTTGGTGAGGTCACTGGTAAATGGTACCCCTACTGCTGCTCCTAGTAAATCGGTTATGACCAGTGTGCCATTAGGTCCTGATCCTGTGGCATAGACACTTGAATAATATGCTGCCACTGATGCTGGCACCGCTTGTTGCAGTGCAGATATCGCAGGAAGATCTCTAGTGGTCTCCATGGCATTGAATGCTGCGGCCAACTGAGCCAATGAGAGAGTACTGATATTTTTAATCTGTTGTAAACTAACCTGCATGGCTTTGTTGGCCAAGGCCTGATCAGCGGGTATGACCCTGCTGAGTCGTTCATATGTGATGTCATTGGGGTTGCCCAAGGTCAAAACAAATTTTGGCAAGTATATCAACAGTTTTGAATTTACAGTTCCTTGGCTGTTGTCGTAAATGGCTCGTAGCACACTTGTGGTGTCTTGATTGTAGGTACGTACTGTGAGACTGGGAAAACTGCTGGGGAAGATCTTCACAGGGTTCAACAGGTCTGCCATGGTCGCGATGTTTGCAGTGGTCACACCAAATATGGCCAACACCTGTTCCAAAGCCGTGCCTGTGATATTCTGCATGCCGATATATGCTAATCTCTGCACATTGGTATCAACATTCACACTGGGATTGGTAAGATTGTCAATGCTGGCTTCATCCAATCCGGCCTGTGTCAATGCTGCGCTGATCTCCGGGGTGATGTTGGTCAGCGTGGCCAACTGTTGCAACACCGCTGCAGGCGAACCAAAGTTGCCCAGATTGTTGAGATCAATCAACTGTCCCAGGTCGGCAAGGTCGGCACCAAACGTGCCCATGGCCAAGGTGACATCAGTGAGGTTTCCAGTGATCAGGCTGTTCATAGTGGTGAATGTGGATCCTAGATAGGTCTGGCTGTTGATACTGGAGTTGATGTAATCATTGGCCGTGAGCACATAGCCCTGGGCAGCAGGAAATACCTGGGCAAGCACAGAGGTATCACCATTGCCAAGATAGCTGCTGCCCTGTGATGTCACCACACCTGTAAATCCTGACAGTGCGTTGGTTCCTAGACCGGCATAGGCCGCAGGTGTGTTGTCGGCCAGAGCCGGTACGGTACCCGAACAAAAAGTGACCATACTACTCAATGTAGTATTGCTGATGTTGGCAGTGGCATTAGAATAAGCAGCGTTTACAGCAGCAAAATAACTTGAAATCAAGTTGGTACCAGTATAGCTACCAACAGCCGCGGTCCAGGTGTTGGCTATGGCTATTCCGCCATTGTTGCTCAGTGTGGCACCGGCAATCATCTGCAGAGGTGTTAGTACACTTGTGACCATGTTTATGCAGCAAAAACATCAAAACTGCCGGTGACTATGAGAGTGCAGTCCAGCAATTTTTCACCTATACGAGCTACAGGCCGCCCGTTTACAAAAACTTTAAAACTTCCGCCCCTGATGATTCCCACATGTAACGGACAGGGCGTGGGCGGTGGAGCCGGAAGCAAATGAGGAGTGGTAATATCTCCCAGGGCTGCCAAGGGCAACCCGTTGACAAATACGTCAGGACTGCCGGTGGCAATCACAAACGGGCTGCAATGTGGCAGCCCTATGTCGCCTAATCTTGCTACTGGTTTTCCCATATGCTTTCTCCATGAGTTTTAGAAAGAGATCTTTCCATGCATGAATCTCTTCGTGCTGTTGGTCGGTGTGCGGTTCAGGTGGTATTTCTGGAACAAATTCTATCACGTGTTCTAGATCATCAGGAATATCTTCATATCGATCATACACCTCTAGCGCACTATTCCGCATGATCACAAATCTATGTCCCATGCATTATTTATGGGTACATGATGTCACACCAACTGAATACTGGTGGTGCTCTGCATGTACTGGTCAGCAAAGGCCTTGTCACTGGCCACAGCCACTGTCACAGTGGTCTTGCTCAAGGAGATATCCTTGTCCGGTGACACAGTGAACAGGTAGGGCATGAGTCCTGGACCTTTGGCACCCATGGCGATCACCATGGGTTTTGAAAGTTTGTAGTGAGTGGCAGTTTCTTCATTGAGTCTGGCCACCAGTTCCTCACCTGATGTGAGTTTGAATGTGACTACTTCGTTTGCGCTTACGCCTTTGTCTATTAACATTTAATCTCCGTATCCGCCAGCGGTTTCTTCAATGTATTTTCTCAGTTCTGTGAATCCGCCAACGTGATTGTTGTTCACAAAAATCTGTGGAACTGTTCTTGCTGTGGGCACAGCTTCCAACAGGTCCTCTCGGGTGTATCCGTGCCCGATTTTCTTTTCCTCATATGCAATATTGCGTTGCTCCAATAGAGCTTTGGCTTGATCGCAGAAGGTGCAGTTGTCTTTGCTCCAGACTATGGCTGTCATTGTGTTCTCCTTACAGATTGGGTAGTTGGTCGTAGTCGAGGTTTTCGCTCATGACGCCAATAACATAGTTAGTTGATTCGTTCTCCTGGAGCGCAGTTTGTTTCTTCGAAGTATCCGAATGCTTGTTGAACCACGGAATGGGCGTGGTCCTGGGTGCTGCGGATTGATATTTGATACCAATGTCCTTGAGTGCGCTCACTGCTGTGTAATCCACAAAGTCTTTGAGGATGTTGGCATTGAGTCCAATCACCGGACCTTTGTTGAACAAGTAATCGGCCCAGGTCTTTTCTTCGCGAATCACATCCTGGTACAACTGATACACTTCGCTTTCACATTCCACTTTGGCTGCTGCAAAACGCGGATCTTCTTTTACCACTTGGTTTATCATGAATGCGGTCCATTCTTTGTGTAGCAGTTCATCCTGCAGGATCAAACTGATGATGTTGCCATTGCCAATGAAGATCTTGTTCTCAACCATGGCTAGGCTTGTGGCAAATGACACCATGAAGCGGAATGCTTCCAGTGCATAACTGGCGTTGAGTGCCATCCAGATTGCTCGAACATGGCTTTGTTCTGTGACCATGTCGGGATTGACTTCTTTGAAGCAGTTCAGTTCGTGTAGTTTGTCGTAGTAGTCGCCCACACTGCTTGCCATGTCCACAATCTCTTGAGTATCGTGTATGGTGTTGAACACTTCCTTGGGCACATTGTAGATGTTGCGGATGATGTGGCTGTAACTGCGACTGTGGATGTTGGTTTCAAAGAAACTCCAGTTGTACATCAAGGCTTCCAGTTCTGGCAGGCTCACACACGGAGTGAATACCTGTGCTGGTCCACGACCTTGCAGGCTATCCAGGGCTGTTTGGCGCAGCAGATTGCTGGTGAAGATATGTTTCACAGCATCCGACGCATCTTTGAAGTCGTTGGCATCCTTGCTGAGACTGATCTCTTCGGGAACCCAAAAGAATCCGCGAGCAGTTTGCTCAATCTTTTGTATCTTGTTGTATTTGACTTCTTCAAAGCGTTGGATGGTGACAGGACCTGCAGGATCCAGGAACATCTTGCGATTGAGATAATCGGTTCGTGTGTTTAGGTTGTATTGTTGTTTACTCATATTGTCGTTTACTCATATCGTTGTGTAGAATCCATATCTCTAAATAAAATACTCAATTCTCTTGCTCTATCTATCAAAGGTGTATTACTTTTATAATCACCGCTGGTCTCTTCTGCCCAGTTTGCATAAACTTGCAGAGCCACGGAAATGATTCCGTTGTCATTGTTCAATATGTCCTCAGGTTCGGTATTCATGTTATGGCTATACTTTAAGTTTATATACAGTGTCAACTACATGTTGCCAACCTCTCATGTCCTTTGAATTAGGTCTTTGATTTTCTATTGTGACAACGGAGTTTGTGTCAGTGAATATTTCACAACCTCTTTGAGCAAGGGCAAATTTTAAGTTATTGTACCCTATATTTCGATTTTTTAAACATATGTTCCAGTGAATTCCAAAATACCAAACAACTTTGAGATGCGGAGCTATTTCAGTGAGATACCAAATAAGCTGATCAGGATCATGGATCATTAGTTTTAAT